TTGTAGATAATAGAAGATACACTATGAGAGATATCGGTTTAATCGATGATAGAGTAGAAACTTTAGAAAAGGTTACTTCACTTTCATTATTAGAACTCAGTACTCAAACTTTTCAAATTCAAGATGCTAGTGGATTCAATAGATTTAAAACCGGATTTTTTGTAGATGATTTTAAAAATTCATCTTTAATTGATGGAAATTACTCATCTATTCAAGTAGATAGTGAGGCACAGGAATTAATACCAATTATTGCACAGAATAGTTTAAAAAGTCAAATTGCACCTGCACAGAATACTACTACAGAAAATCTTGATTTAAATACAAATTTCACACTTTTAGATCCAAATGTTCAGAAAACTGGAAATCAAATAACACTCAAATATAGCGAAGTTGGTTGGATTGAGCAAGCTTTAGCAACTCGTGTAGAAAATGTCAATCCCTTTCACGTTATTACTTATTCTGGAAATATTACTTTATCACCAAGTAGCGATAATTGGTTAAGAACTGTTAGACTTCCAGATAAAAATATAGATGGTGGAACTACAAATATATCACTTGGTGGTGGCTTTGGCAGGTTTGCAGGTCGATCAACTACAGTTACTACACAAGACATACTTATATCTAGTAATGATGAATTATATATGAGGTCTAGAAATACACAATTTTCTGCATTAAATCTAAAACCAATTACACAATTTTATCAGTTTTTTGACGGTAATAGTGCAGTTGATTTTGTTCCAAAATTAGTTGAAATTGCATCAGATTCTGCTCTTCAAAATTATGGATCATCTGTAGCATTCCAAGTTGGAGAAACTGTTATTGGTTCAGTATCATCCAATTCTGGACTTAATACAAAATTAATTACATTTAGAGTTGCTAATGCAAATCACAAATTTGGACCATTTAATAATCCAACAAAAACATATAATATAAATCCATATGTTATATCGGAAAATTTGCCTCCATCATATAGTGCTTCTTCCAAAGTTTTAAACATTGATACATATAGTCTTTCGGAGGAAGCACAAGGAAAATATGGTGGATATTTGGTAACTGGAATGACACTTGTTGGACAAACAAGTGGTGCAGTTGCTTATGTTAAAAATTTGAGACTTATCTCGGATAGTTATGGAGATTTGATTGGAACATTTTTCCTAAGAGATCCCAATACAAATCCAGCACCAACAGTTAGGATCGGTACTGGAACTAAAACATATAGACTTACTTCAAGTTCAACAAATGCAACTCCATTACCAGGAAGCACATTAATATCTACTGCAGAAACGAAATATACATCAACTGGAATTGTTGAAGTAAAGCAACTGAATGTAACTACTCAAAATTTTGCATATTTTGTTGATCCACTTGCACAAACATTTACTGTTGGTGGAAATCCTGGAGAAGCTCCAAATGCAAATGGATATAATAGTGATTCAAATGGTGCTTTTGTAACAGCTGTTGATTTATTTTTTGCAAGTAAAGATAGTGGAAATTGCCCAGTTACGGTTGAAATTAGAACTGTAGAATTGGGAACTCCAACTAGAACAGTTTTGGGAAGTCCAAAAGTTCTTTTACCAAGTGATATCAATATTGCAACAAATATAGTAAAGGAAAAGGATAAAAATGGTAATGATGTAGTAGTTTCATTAACTCCAGTATCTACCAAAGTAGTATTTGATAATCCAATTTATCTACAAGGTGGAGCACAATATGCAATTGTTATTACATCTGCACAAAGTAATAATTATGAATTATTAACTGCTAGGATGGGAGAGTTTACTCTAAATGCATCAACATTATCAAATCCACAAAATGTCCAATATAATCAACAGTTTGCAATGGGAAGGCTTTATAAATCCCAAAATGGTTCCGAATGGACTGGTGACGATTCTCAAGATTTAAAATTTAAACTTTATAAAGCACAATTTACATCAACTTCAGGAACAGCAACTTTTTATAATCCAAATCTTGATGAAAGTAATAGTTATATCAAAAATTTAAATGATAATCCAGTAACAACTTATCCAAGAAAAACTACTCTTGGAATTACAACAACTACTGATACAAATACGATTGGAATTTTAACAGCAGGAAGAAGAATAACTGAAAGTACTAAAACATATAATTATGGATATATTGTTGGTACTGGCAGTTCAGTTTCTACTGTAGGATTAACTACATCTGGATATGGATATACAACTGATGCTAATGTTTCTACATTCAATTATACTGGTGGTGGATCAGGACTTACCTTAAGCATTACTGCTTTAAATGGTGCAATTACTGGAATAACTGCAGTAAATCGTGGAAATGGATATTCTGTTGGTGATGTTGTTGGTATTGTAACTTCTACTGCTGGTGGTACTGGAGCAGAAGCAAAAATTACAGTTTCAGCAATTACTGGACTAGATACTTTATATCTATCTGGAGTTCAAGGTAAAGAATTTACTGAAGGTGCAACTTTAAGATATTACAATAATACTGGAACTATTGTTTCAGCAGGAGTAACTATTACTACTAGAAATTCGCCAACAGATAATTATTCTGGAAATGTTATTAGAATTAATCATTTCAATCATGGAATGTACGCTAAAAATAATAAATTACAAATTCAAGATGTTATATCAAATATAGCTCCAGTTACGATAGCATCACCTCTGCTTGTTACGGATTCAATTATTAGTGTTGGTTCTGCAAATACTTCAATATTTGGAACTTTTGAAGGAGTTAAAGTAAGTGCAGCAAATACTGGATATGTTAAGATTGATAATGAAATTATTGGATATCAATCAGTTGATAATACTTCTTTAGGATCTTTATTCCGAGCGCAAGATTCAACGCTTTCTGTTCCATATGAAATTAATACTCCAATGTATAAGTACGAATTAAATGGAGTTTCGTTGAGAAGAATCAATACAAATCATGATATTAGTGATTATAAAATTGATATTGATGGTTATCATTTAGAAATACAGATGGATTCAAATGGAATTGATAGAAGTAATGATGGATCATTAGTAAATGCTCCACAGTTATCATTTACGAATGAAGCAACTTTAGGCGGACCTTCAGTACTTGCAACGGAAAATATTATATACGATTCAGTTACTCCAACATATAATATTCTTACACCAGGATCGGTTACTTCAGCAACTGCTTCTATTAGAACAATAAGTGGCACAAGTATTGATGGAACTGAAACTTCATTCCAAGATTTGGGATTTGAATCAGTTCAATTAAATAAATTGAATAAATTAAGTTCTATGAGATTAGTTTGTTCAAAAATAAATGAAGATACTTATTTAAGTTCATTGCCTAGGAATAAATCATTTACTACTGGAATTACATTAACTACAAGTGATAATAATTTATCTCCAGTTATTTTCTGCGATACTGCTTTCACAAAATTTAGTAATAATTTATTAAATAGTCCAATTTCCGATTATATTAATGATAATAGAGTTAATTCTTTGACAGATGATCCTAATATTGCAGTATATGTTTCCAATCAGGTAACACTATCTCAACCAGCATCCTCTCTTAAAGTAATTTTCTCCGCATATAGACATTCTTCCTCAGATATTAGAGTTCTATACAGTTTAACAAGACCAGATTCTAGTGAAATTTCCCAATCGTTCGAATTATTCCCCGGATATGACAATTTAACAGTTGATAATAATAATGATGGATATTTGGATATAATTGATCCCGCAAAAAATAATGGGAAACCAGACATTCAAGTTCCAGCAAGTCAAGAAGGGCAATTTTTAGAATATCAATTTAGTCATTATCCAGCAAATACTCTTGATTTATTTGTTGGATACAGAATTAAGATTATAATGTCTGGTACTAATCAAGCATATGCACCAAGAATTAAGGAACTTAGAACAATTGCTGTAAGATAATGGCGATACCAGTTCAGGGACATCCAAATCTTTATAGAGATGAAAATTCTGGTGCTATAATTAATTATGATGATTTGGCATACAATCAATATGTTAATTCATTGAATATCAGACAAAATGAAAAAAAAGAAATTGATAATTTAAAGAATGAAGTAAGTGAGTTAAAATCTTTATTAAAACAATTGTTAGAAAAAAATGGATCCATCCCAAATTAATTTGAATAGTATTTCAAAACTTTTTGAATATGAAAAAATATGTAGAGAGGTTGATAATTGTGATGATATGGAAGTTTTGAGAAACATTTCAAAATCATACGTTAAACTTTATTTTTCACAGCAAGAAATTTTGACAGAATTGGGTAGTATACTCTAATATAAATAAAAAGTAGATCAAGTTATTGTAAATGGCAGCAGTATATGTCAGCAATTTAATAATTAACTCTGGTGCCGATTTTCAGCAGACATTTAATCTGGATGATTCTGATACAAATTCATCATTGAATTTGACCAACTATACTATTTCATCCCAGATGAGGAAATATCCTGGAAGTTCTTCTTCTGTATCGTTTGCTTCATCAATTATTAGTCCACCAACAAGTGGACAAATATCTATCAGTTTGGGATCAACTCAAACATCTGCAATAAAACCTGGTAGATATGTTTATGATGTTTTGATCATAAATCCTTCGTCAATCAAAACAAGAGTAGTTGAAGGAATGGTTCTTGTAAGAGAAGGTGTTACAAAATAAGGAGAATTTCTAAATGGCAAAACCATCAAGCAGACAAGAACTCGTAGACTACTGCCTAAGGCGTCTGGGTGCTCCTGTATTGGAAATTAACGTCGATGATGATCAAGTAGATGATCTTGTCGATGATGCCCTACAACTCTTCTATGAGAGGCATTTTGATGGTGTAGAAAGAATGTATCTCAAATACAAAGTAACGCAGCAAGATGTTAATAGGGGACATGCACAAGGAACAAATGGTGTTGGAATAGTCACTACAACAGGAACATCAAATATTGCAGGAATTACAACATCTTTTAATTTTTACGAAAATTCAAATTTTATTCAAGTTCCAGATTCTGTTATAGGAATTGAAAAGGTATTCAAATTTGATACTAGCGATATTTCTGGAGGAATGTTTAGTCTCAAATATCAATTATTCTTGAATGACCTTTATTATTTCAACTCTGTTGAACTCCTACAATATGCTATGGTTAAAACATATTTGGAAGATATTGATTTTCTTTTAAAAACTGATAAGCAAATTAGATTTAACAAAAGACAAAATAGAATGTATCTTGATATAGATTGGACTCAACAAAAACCAGACAGTTTCTTTATTATTGATTGTTATAGAATTTTAGATCCAAACGATTTTACTAAAGTATATAACGATAGTTTTATCAAAAGATATCTTACTGCATTAATCAAGAGACAATGGGGACAAAATTTACTCAAATTTAGAGGAACTAAACTTGTTGGTGGATTGGAATTGAATGGTAGAGAATTGTATGATGATGCAGAAAAAGAAATAGAAACAATTATATCAAGAATGTCTATGGATTATGAACTTCCACCATACGATTTTATTGGATAATGGCACTTAATCCCTTTTTTCTACAAGGATCTCCAGGAGAACAGAGACTCGTTCAAGAGTTGATTAATGAGCAATTGAAAATGTATGGAATAGAAATAACATATATTCCTAGAAAATTTGTAAGAAAACAAACAATCTTAAAAGAAATTCAATCATCAAGATTTGATGATAATTTTTTAATTGAAGCATATGTCAATACTTTTGATGGATACTCTGGATCTGGAGATATTCTAACAAAATTTGGAATGAGTTTAAAGGATGATGTCAGTTTATCAATTTCAAAAGAAAGATTTGAAGATTTTATTGCTCCATTTTTAAAAACAATGGATCCAGATGAAATTGAACTATCATCAAGACCTAGAGAAGGTGATTTAGTTTATTTCCCTTTAGGTCAAAGATTGTTTGAAGTTAAATTTGTAGAACATGAAAAACCTTTTTATCAATTAGGAAAGTTATATATTTACGAACTTCAATGTGAATTATTTGAATATGAGGATGAAGTTATTGATACTACTATTGAAGAAATTGATAAGACTATTCAGGAACAAGGTTATATAACTTCCTTACAATTAATGTCAGTTGGAGTAGGCGCAACTGCAACGCCAACATTAACTAATGGATACGTTAGAAAAGTAGATTTGATTAATGATGGTTATGGATATAAATCCACTCCAGTAGTTTCAATTAGTACAGCACCATCTGGGGGAATAAATGCTACTGCTGTTGCCATCACAACAAGTAAAGGTGGATCATACTCAGTTAAAGAAATTTTATTAACAAATGCTGGATTAGGATACACAGTTCCTCCAACACTTACAATTACTGGTGGAGGAGGATCTGGTGCTGCTGGAACTTGTATTGTGGAAACAGTTTACAGTGGAATAAAAACAATTAGTATTGGAAATAGTGGTATGGGATATGCATATGCACCTAATATCGTATTTGCCAATCCAACTGATGGTCCCGCAATTGGAGCATCAGCAATTGTAAGAATTAATTCCAATACTCAAGTTTCTGAAGTATTAATTTCCAATGCTGGAGCAGGATTTACTTCTATACCAATAATAACTATAGATTCACCCCCACTTGCTACTGGAATTGGTACATACATCTTCAATGAAGTTGTAGTTGGATCCACATCTGGAACTAGAGCAAGAGTTAAATCTTGGAATAAAACTAATAATATTCTTGAAGTTTCTATTAATACTGGAGAATTTTATCCTGGAGAAATATTAGTTGGTAGTGCTTCATCTGCAACATATTCAATAAAAATTCACAATATGGATCTTTTACATGATAAATACCAAGAAAACGATCAAATTCAGCAAGAAGCGAATCTTATCGTAGATTTTTCTGAATCAAATCCATTTGGTATATACTAATGCTAGGAACTTACTATTATCATCAAATTATAAGAAGAACTATTATTGCTTTTGGAACATTATTTAATGATATTCATATTAGACATCAAGATTCAAATGATGCAGTAATTAGTGATTTGGAAGTTCCTTTGGCATATGGACCAATACAAAAGTTTTTAGCACGTATTGAGCAGCAACCAAATTTAAATAAACCAATTGAAATTACGTTGCCAAGAATGACTTTTGAAATGATTAGTATTGAATATGATGCAACAAGAAAAGCAGGAGTTACTCAAACCTTTAAGGCATTGGACGGTACAAACTTGAAGAAAGTTTTTATGCCAGTTCCATATAATATTGGATTTGAACTTAATATTTTAACAAAATTAAATGATGATTCCCTACAAATAGTTGAGCAAATTCTTCCATATTTTCAACCATCATTTAATCTTACCATAGATTTAGTTGATTCTATTGGAGAAAAGAGAGATATACCAGTTGTTTTAAATAGTACAACATTTAGAGATGATTATGAAGGTGATCTTACAACAAGACGAGCATTGATTTATACTTTAAATTTTACTGCCAAAACATATCTGTTTGGTCCAATTGCTGATAGTACGGATGGACTCATTCGTAAGGTACAAGTTGATTATTATTCAAGTACTGATACTACAACAGCTAAGAGAGAGATGAGATATACTGTTGTTCCAGATCCAATTGATGCTGGACCAAATGATGATTTTGGATTTAGTGAGAATTTGGAATTTTTCCAAAATTCCAAATCTTATAGTCCAACACAGCAAAGTGATAATTGATAGGTAAAATATGGCAAATTATGATTCTATAGATAAGGCACTCAATATTGAGAGTAGTATTGTGAGTGTCGATGCAAAATCATCTGAGATTGAAGTTATAAAACCATCAGATAATGATATTAAAAAAGACTATGAGTATACAAGAGCAAATCTTTACTCATTGATTGAAAAGGGACAGGAAGCAATTAATGGGATATTGGAACTTGCTGGAGAAGGTGGAAGTGCGAGAGCATATGAAGTTGCTGGTCAAGTAATTAAAAGTGTTGCAGACACAACTGATAAATTGATGGATCTTCATAAAAAAGTAAAAGAAGTTGAGGAAGATGTAGCAAAAACAACTAACAATGTAACTAATAATGCTGTGTTTGTTGGTTCAACTTCAGAATTGCAAAAATTACTTAAGCAAGGTTTTCTAAATAATAAAGAATAGTTTTTATATTCAATGAATCAGCAACTGAAATCATATAAAACTGTAGAGCAGATTGCAAAGAAACATCGTATGGATGTCTCCGATATTCAGAAGCAACTTGATATGGGTGCTCCGATTGAACATGAGCACACAAAAAATCAAAAACTTGCTGTTGAGATTGCTCTTCAACATCTTGACGAGTTTCCAGATTATTATACTCGTCTGAAAAAAATGGAAGCAGATGCTAAAAAGGAGCATAAAAAATTCAAGGATGTAAAAGAAGATGCAGTAACTGACCTTCAAAGAGGTATTGTTGAGTTAGATGACGCATCTTATGATTCCATTGATAGTTTAATGAGACGCATTATGAAGAAAAGAAAAGTAACTGCTAAACAACTTCATAATGATTTTGTTAAAAAACATAAAGAAACTCCAGATACTTGGGCAAAAAAGAATATGAAGGAGGAAACTAAATCTGGAGATGAAGGTCTTCGTGATTGGTTTGGCAAATCCAAATCAAAAGATAAAAAACCAGGTTGGGTAAATGTTGTAACTGGTGGAACTTGTGCAAGTGATGAACCTGGAGAAGGAGTTCCAAAATGCGTATCTTCCCAGAAAAGAGCAAATATGTCCAAAGAAGAAAGATTATCAGCATCAAGAAGAAAAAAAACAGCAGATCCTGGACAACAAGAAAAATCTGGTGCTGCAAAACCAACAAATGTAAGGACAGAAGAAATGGATCTCCAAGAAGTAAAAGATAAACCAGGTAAAGGTAGTGGAAAAAAAGATGCCTGTTACAGCAAAGTAAAATCTAGGTATGATGTTTGGCCTAGTGCATATGCATCAGGAGCACTTGTCAAGTGTCGTAAAGTTGGTGCTACTAATTGGGGTACAAAATCAGAAGATTGTTGGGATGGTTATGTGCAAAAGGGAATGAAAAAGAAAGGTAAGAAAATGGTTCCAAATTGTGTTCCAGTAAATTCTGAAAGTACCGATTCACTTGGATATGATTGGGATACTCCAGTCCGCGAAAGACCAGATAGATATTGTCCAAAATGTGAAAAACTTGAAACAAGAACTGAATGCAAATACGGACCAAGATATTGGGATATGTTCTCTTTACCAGCAGAGGTAGTTAGTTCAAAAAAAGATTATAATATAACAATGCCACATCCAGGAAACTTTCCAGAAAGTTTTGACCATAAAATAGATCCTGAAAAATTTAAAAAAGTAAAAGAAACAAGTGTTGCCAAAAAATTGCGTCGTATGTCTACTAATCAACAAGGTCAATTACCAAAAGAAATGGTAAAGAAAGTTCTTAAAACTGATTTACCAAGATTTAAAGAAGATGTAACCATTGAAGATGCAGATGGAAATACTTTTATTGAAATAATTGATCTAATTAAACCAGAACCAATGAAAGGTATTGGTGAAGCAAAAGGATGTGGTGGAAGTCCTGGGCAAGAATATATTGATCCAAATAAAAATATAAAACCAAGCAAACCTCCTAAAGATTTTAGAAAAACTTTAAAGAATATTATAAAAAATAGTCCAGGTGCAGAAACACCAAGAGGTTCTATCGGGGAAGAATCTGATCAAAGACCTTTTAGTATTGCAATTAAAAAAATTACAAAAAGAAAAAGAGAAGGTAAATTAACTCCTATTCAATCAGCAAAAGCACTTTTGCAAGCAGGTAAGCATAGAACTGATGAAGCAAAAACCTTCAACAATTTTATGAGCGAAGCATCCGCTGCTTGGCAAAGAAAAGAGGGAAAGAATCCTGAGGGTGGTCTAAACAAAAAGGGAATTGCTTCTTACCGCAAAGAGAATCCTGGATCAAACCTCTCACTTGCGGTTACAACAAAACCATCCAAATTAAAAAAAGGATCAAAAAAAGCAAATCGTAGAAAGTCGTTTTGCTCACGTATGAGTGGAATGAAAGATAAACTCACATCAGCAAAAACTGCCAATGATCCCAATTCAAGAATAAATAAGTCATTGAGAAAGTGGAATTGTTAGTATGGATGAACTGTCAGAACTTTTTAAATTAGTAGCACAAGAAAAGAAACAAAAAAAGGAAG